CGAAAGAGCAGAAGCTCGATATAGAAAAAGCTCTATTCGCAAACAACGCAAGAGTTGCTGGTAATTCATCAACAGCACGCGAACTTGCAGGCGCTCCAGCATGGATGATTACAAACGTAGACTTCCAATCTGGAAACTCTGGCGCAAACCCAACTGGTGATGGTTCTGATGCGCGTACTGATGATGGTACGCCAACAGCATTTTCACAAACTAAATTTGATGGCGTTATGCAGTCAATTTGGGAAGAGGGCGGAAAGCCAGACACAGTTTACTTGTCTGCATTCCAAATGAACCTAGCTTTAGGCTTCACTGGTAACAACAACCAGCGTTCAGCAGTACAAGCTGGTGATGAGAAAGTAATCAAATCACTTGCTGTATATGTAACACCTTGGGGATCTGTTGAATTTATGCCCAGCCGGGAGAACAGATCACGCGATGTTTTCATCATGCAGGACAATATGTGGGAAGTTGCAGTTTTACGTCCAACAAAGAATGTTGCACTCGCAAAAACTGGAGATAATTCCACAAGACAAGTCACCACAGAGCTAACACTGTGCGCTAAAAATGAAAAAGCAAATGGTATCATTGCTGACAACACAACTTCATAAGTAGTGTAAATCTAGGGGCAGCTTCGGTTGCCCCTTTTAACATCATTGGAGAACATAATGAAAAAAGTATTAGTTAATGCAATTAAACTACATTGCAGCGTAGGCCGAATTGAAAAAGGCGAGACTGCTATACTGCCAGATGAGGAAGTGGCAAAGATAAATAAACTACGCCCTCACGTAATTACAGTTATTGAAGACGTTGTAGAGAAGCCTGCAAAGAAAGCACCCGCTAAACGTAAGCGTGCTAGAAATGAAAATGGCACACTCAAGTCTGATGATCCATCTACACCTGATGTAAATGAAGCATGGGAATGAATGATAGATGGCAAATTTATCAAACAAAATATCAGAAAAAATGTACTTTGAAGGCGATCAGATACTTATTAAGAAAACACATGATGGCGGGCAAGCGTTAAGAGATGCGTCTTATGCGCGTGAAGTCACTGATAACTCATTTGGATCAGACTATAAGCATGTAGGCAATGTTGATATGGCTATGCTTGGTATATGGTTAAAAGAAGCTGGTGTTGAATGGACGGATACACAAGCAGTCAAAGATGTGTTAAAGAGGAAGCTAATGAGTAACGAATTTAGCGGACTGCGTGTCTGGGAAGGTAGCTACTAATGGAAATGACAGACCTATGGAGCAGCGTACTAACGCTAGGCGTTGGTTTTATAGGCTTTGTCCTACGTGGTTACGTGCTTGAAGTGCAAAGATTGCAAATCTTATTAAATCGTACTAGGGAAGAGTATGTAACTAAGGCAGATAGCTCGCAAGTGCTTAGCCAAATAATGGGTAAGTTTGATCGCATTGAGGAAAAGCTAGACAGGTTAGTGGAGCGAAAATGATACGCATAGCTTTAATCGTATTACTCATTGGTGGCGCTGCATACGCAGAAGATGATGACGTAATACGATCAGAAAGCACTGTAACTTCAAATGGCTCGATGGAAACTACAATAGTTAGCCCGCCACCTTCTGCAATATCTCCTAACATAAACACAAGCAACTCTGACCTATGTACTGTAGGTGTAGCTGGAGCAGTGCAAACGCAAATACTTGGTATATCTGCCGGCAGAACAGTGCGTGATATGAATTGCGAAAAGCTCAAAAATGCTAAAACCATGTATGATATGGGAATGAAGGTAGCTGCTGTATCTGTAATGTGCCAAGATGAACGTGTATTCGACGCTATGTTAAATGCTGGCACGCCTTGCCCCAAAGATGGTTTAGTTGGAGATAAAGCTAGATTAGCGTGGGAAATGGAAGCTGTGAAAGAAGAAATTGAAAGAGATCAGCAAAACGTAGTTAAAAGGATGTTTAATGATAACAGTGAAACAAAGATTGGGTTGGGCGTTATTATTAGCACTCTATCCCTCTTACTCGCACTCTGAGCCATACTTATACGGCTTCTCTGGCAATGCGGCTTACTACTCATTAAACTGGAGTATGACGCCCATGTTCCCAGATGTGCCGGGGTTAGATATAAATGGCCTCACATATAAATATAGAACTGTAAAAGAGACTGACGCAGACATGAAAGTTAGCGTTGGTAATCTTAATTCTGCCGGCGATGGCTACACGTTTAAAGAAGTTGATGATTGGTCTGGAATGCCTAGCAATACAATCGTTAAAACTTTTCCCATACCAAATATACCTATCGAAAACTGGGGTGATGGTTCAATCACTGTTGAGGGTGAAGGCACTGTAGAAGACGCCGTGGTAATATATAATTTTAGAATAGATGAATGTTTTGACCCGCAGTTAAACCCATCATGCCCCGGGTACATCAAGCCTGTACCAGATTTACCAGAAATTGAAGTATACGCAGCTCTGGAAGATGACGCCGTGCTAGACGCAATAGACACTGAGCAAGACTACGAATACGATGAGGATGGTAATATTATATCTGAGGATGATAATGAAGAGAAGGAAACGCGCATTGAGCTTGGCTTGATAGCATCCGAGAATGCATTGACGTTATTTAAAACGCAAGGGCAATCAAATATTATAAATCAGATGAACCAGCAAACGAATATAGCTATGTACTATAATTCTGCAATAAATGGTGGTATATATGATGACGTAGCATCATTAGATGGTGGCAATATATCGGATAACAAAAAAGGCTTACGAAATAATTTAGCGCAACAAATCCTGCATGAGCAAATGGTAGACATGCAATACAACAAGTGAGGTTAATATGAAATATTTAGCAATACCACTTATCGCACTAGCTTCACCAGCTCTTGCCGGAAGTGTGGACATAGTAGGTAACGTGGAAGCAAAGTGCGTTATACAAACGGACAAATCTGGGGTTTATGGCAACCCAACTGCAAGTACACTAAGTACATCTCCAAGTGATGGCGGCGTTTTACCTGTAGTTAGATTTGATGTAGCAATAGCTGATTACTATACGGCAAACATCACGCACCCTAGCTCGTTTAGTTCATCACCCGCCTTAACAGATAGCGTAGCTTGGACAGGCTCAACAAGCGTGTCAAAAACATCAGACGCAGGCATGTCTGGGTATGACAGTGCAAAAGTTGTGTATGACAATACTACAGTGTTTGATTTAAGCGTTGCGGGATCGACGTGGTTTAGCACGTCAAGCACTGCAGCCTACGCAGCTTCCAAGCCATTTACTGGCGGTACATATACGGCTGTAGTGCAAGCAGAATGCATTGCTAAATAAATTATCCATATTATTCATAGGCTTGGCGTCTATAGTTCATGCACATGAGATGACGCCAGCCTATCCAAAGCTAAAACCATCACACGTATCTGGCGTAATGAAGGTACAAATGTCTTTGTTTAATCAGCGAGAAGACGTTAAATATTATCAGGTAGAGCTGTTTGACTTGGACTTTAACAGTATGCCATTTTCAACTACATATAGAATTATGAAAGTTGATTACAAAGAGCGTAAAGATTTTGAGGTGTATATCCGAAAATCAGACTTAGATAATCCATTATACTTATGCACAATATCAAAGGTGGTTAAGCCACGCAGCTCAAGCCCACTAATATCATCTAGGATATGCTCTAAAGTTATGGAGGAAACTAAATGAAATTAGCGTTTGTTTTATCCATAATCGGCGGCGCTGCATTAGCTGAGAGTAGCAACCTTAGTTTATCACTGCCAAATCCACCAATGAACTACCAGAGTGACAGGTTTCGCGCAGGCAATCTTGATTGCAGTAACGCAGTCGGTGGCGGAGTAAACCTTGAGTATGGCGTAACTGGCGTCTTATCTAATTTTGACACAATCGACAGGGCAAAAGATATTGGCGTATATGCCCGCATAGTCATACCATTAGACAAGCCCAAGTCTCGTATTAACTGCGATGACCTATACCAAGTAGAGCTGGCACAGCGTAGGCTTGAGATACAAATGCTACGTGATGAGCTAGAGCAACTTAAAAGCCTGCAAGCAAAGGGCAATGAAATGGACTTTGTAGAATAATGGATACAACAAAGATAGCAGATGGGATTGATGGCTTGGCAGACCGCCAAATTAAAGCTGGTGGCATGAAGCTTACGGCTGGTTCTATCATGGCTATATTTGCGTTTGTGTCTACTATTGTTGGTGGCCTGTATGGCGGCTTTGTTATGTACCAAAAGATAGAAGAGGTCGCTGGGCTAGACTTAAACGAATATCAAACTCAGATGGATTTAATGGATGCTAATATACAGCAAACTATGGATTACACGCGAGAGATCAAAACTGGATTGCGTGATGATATTTTGAGTATTGAGCGTCAGGCCGACAGAATTGAGGACATGGTGCGCAAATCTGAAGACAAAGTCAGGGACATGATAGACGCTGCCGAGGTACGCTTTGAAAATCAGCGTGAACGTGTTAGGGTTTCCCAAAGTGGCGAAATGAAAGAGCTGGAAGATAAATTGATGGGTAAGTTGCAGAGAGCGCTTGATAACCCGTTAGCAGATTAGGTGAAAATATGGATGAATTTAAAAAATTTGATGTAGATGGCAATGGCACGATTGATCAATCTGAGTGGGATCGCATGGCTCTGGAAGACAGGCGCTTGCGAATGCAGGACGAAGACGCCCAGCGTGATGCACAACGCAGAATGACGTGGTACGCCCTGTCAGGGATGCTCCTATACCCCTTTGCGGTCATTCTAGCAGATGTATTTGGGTTAGTAGAAGCCGCCAAAATATTAGGTTCAATGGCGAGTATATATTTTGTGTCTGTTGCTGGCATAGTGTCAGTATTCTTTGGTGCAAACGCATTAGCGAAAGGTAAGCAAAATGATGAATCTAGTAGGTAATTTAATTGGCCCGGTAACTGGCCTGTTAGACAAAGTAATTGAAGACAAAGACCAGAAGGCACAGTTGGCTCACGAAATAGCAACGATGTCTGATAACCACGCCCAGCAAGCATTAATGGGTCAATTGGAAATAAACAAAGCTGAAGCTGCGTCTGGCTCGTTATTCAAAGGTGGATGGCGTCCATTTATCGGTTGGGTATGTGGTGTGGCATTTGCTTATCACTTTGTATTGCAGCCATTGATCGTGTTTGGTGTAAGCGCTGCTGGCGTTGATATACCAGAGCTACCAGAGTTTGATATGGGTAGCTTGATGACTGTTATGATGGGTATGCTCGGATTAGGCGGCATGAGATCAATAGAAAAGCTAAAGAAAATTGAAAAATAGGAGATAGATAATGCCAGAAAATTCATTATATGGAAATATTGCAAAGAAACGTAAGCGCATAAAAGCTGGTAGCGGCGAGAAAATGCGCAAGCCCGGTACAAAAGGCGCGCCAACTGCAAATGCATTTAAACAAGCAGCTAAAACTGCCAAGAAAAAGAAGTAGTATTATGAGTGAAGCAATGAAAAAGCTCCAAGAGAAAGTTGGCGTTGGTGCTGATGGACATTTTGGAAAGAACACGGCAAAAGCCATCGTAGAGCATTACGAGCTATCTAATGAAAGAGCTGCGCATTTGATGGGTCAGGCAAGCCACGAGAGCGGTCACTGGCGTCATACAAGGGAAAACCTAAATTATAGTGCTGAAAGCATGATGCGTGTATGGCCTAGCCGCTTCCCTGATTTAGCGTCTTGCGAAGGTTATTCGCGCAACCCATCTGCATTAGCAAACAAGGTCTATGGTGGGCGCATGGGTAATGGAGCTGATGAAGGTTCTGTCTATATTGGTCGCGGATTTTTGCAATTGACCGGGAAGAACAACTACAGGGCATTTAGCTCTGACATGGGCTTGCCAGATATAATGACAGATCCAGACTTGGTATCCACAGATTATGCATTTGATACTGCGCTATGGTTCTTCCAGAAAAACAAGTTGTTTGACATTGCTGATGATGGTGTGAATGACGAGACAATCTTAAAGATAACTCGCCGCGTCAATGGCGGGACACATGGCATTGTTGACCGGACAGGCGAAACAAACAAAATCTATGAATGGCTCACATCATAATAATAACATTGGTAGAGCTGGTGAATTTCTGGCTCTATCTAAGTTAGCTTTCGTTGGCATTTCATGCACTCTAGTTCAACATGATATAGATGATGCATATATTAAAACGCCAAGCGGCAAGCTGCTGACCCTGCAAATCAAAACAGCAAATACAAAATCAGGAAATCGTAATCAATATAGATGGCATACGAGTTCTGTCGAAGGTAAGAAAAAATCAGACATATATGCTCTGGTGGCTTACGAGATAAACAAAGTTTACTGGGTGCGTGGCGATGATAAGATAATTAAGAGAACGTCAACTCGTTTACACCCAGAAGCATTTGGCAATGAAAACGAATTATTAAAGCAAGTCATAAACAGCTTTGAAGTTTAAATAAACTGCTTGAATATATTATGTGCAGGACATAATTAGATGTGTGGGTAGCGTCGGGCATGAAGCTACCCACACGATATATTATTTCTTCTTAAAGTAAACGTACCGCCACGACTTAGGCCCGGGGTTGCCGATGATTGGCGTGGTTCTCTTACTTACACGATCCACAAGCTTGCCCTTATACATGACATTCAGCGTCCACGCCAAATCTGATACAGATAGACCAGTGCCATTCGAAACCATAGTTGTCGTGTATTCGCCGCCACGATTGACATACTTCAATATCTGATCATATTTTTTTTGCGGTATTGGTTTGATGTTTCTCACATCATTGGCGGTCACAAAATTTTTATGCGATGATTTATTAGCGATGACCTGACGTGGCCTGTCACTCCTGTTTAAATTATTTCTGAGGCCAAGCTTAATTTGCTTTTTCTCAAACGTGTAGAGCAAGTGACCATACATCATCTCATAGCGAACGCTCTTTGATTGGCCTTTCATGGCTTCTCTGGTTTTTTCGAACGTCGCATAAGCGTAAGGCGTTGCTCTAGGTTGTCCAGTATCGCCTGCTGCTCTTTCATGAACCAAAGGTAGTAACCACGATTTCGTGTGGGGTCTGGCGTCTTCATGTCTTTGATTATTTCGCGGTTCATCTTTTGCAGACGCCTCACATATTGGTGTACTTCTTTCGAACCCATTGCCATTTGTATTCTCCTCAATCATTTTTTATTCCAATCTTCAAATTTGCCAGCCTTATCAAGCGCTGGGATTTTTGTGCGTTTACTGATTTCTTCTGGAGTAATTAAGCCAGTACCAGCGCAATTTTTGCATTCACTTTTTTCATACATATAACTTTGATGAAAAATATCGAAATCCTTTTCATACAATGTAGTACCATTGCCCGCGCATTCCGGGCATGGGATGTATATTTCTTTACCCGCCATTGTTTAATCCTTTCGGTCTGAGCGTTGGCTCAATTGATATTGATGCAGAGCTGACATAGTTTGTCTCAATGCATTGCGCCATGCTATCCAAATGTTCATATGGCTGATACGCTGCCGGCAATGCATCGCCGCACTCCATTGCGCTGCGATACAATGTGTCATTACTCAACTCCACGCCACCAATGACGTATGTGATAATGAGTGTTGTGTAGAATGTCATTGAACAAAACCTCTTTTTTCAACAAACAAATAATCATGCTTTAAATTAATAAGGTTTAAAGATTTTAACGCTTCATATTTAATATCTTTTAAATCTGTATTTAACTTCAAGCCGTATTCATCTAAATATTCTTTTACGAGTTTTAATGATTTTTTGCCAAAATTTGGTATATATTTAAAAAACTTATCGTTTCTTAATATTAAATCATAATGAAAGACTTCAAATTTAAATGTATGGAAAAAACAATTTTTAACTCTGACTGGAAATTTATTTTTATCTATTTCTGTAAACAATAATTTATATAAATGTGGGTCAATATTTTTAAGATTATGGAATAAGAATATCTTTAACTTCAATTCATCCATTTTTTCAATTAAAGATATTGTCATTTTTTGGTCATTACTTGTCAGTAGTTTTGGTTTTGCAAAAAAAGGTGTTTCTGTTGGCGCAATTGTATCCATGACTTGATCTAATGCTTCTCTGGTTTTTTTGACTTTTTCTTGGTTTTTTAGTTCATCCAAGTAAGCATTAAATGCATCTACAGCAAGCGAACGTGAGGCTTCAGCTTGATCATTAAGCCTATCAATACCTTTTAAATCAGCACTACAAGCAACATCAGCATAAGCGCCACTCCAAAACTCATAGTCAGATTTTAATTTTTTTAGTGTAGCCATTATCTCCCCCAAACATTAATAAATTGATCCAGAAAAACTATAATCTCTGGCAAGTGTACGGCGGCTACAGCAAATAATGCCATAGCCAATCCGTCTTTGATCATTGTGATGTTCATTACCAATCCTCACCATTGATTTTTACTTTTGTAGGGCGCTGGATAATAGTTTGCTTAACACCATCGCGCTCGCCATGCTCTTTAATTTTTGCCATGCAAGTTACATCAGTGCCTTTTTTTGACCAACCATTAGATCCTTTATAGATAACGATGTCATTATTCTCATCGCGGCATATGTTAATGTATGTCGTGCCGTAATATCCTTCCAGAGCCACAACGTGCTGTACTGTTAGGCTGAACGCCTGACGTTCACCAACAACGCCCACCCACTTACAGTCAGCGTCAGCCGCTTGGCGCTCGGCAACCAGAGCCGCACGTTTGTCAATAATTTTTACAACCGCATTGCGTTGGCTTTCAGTTAAAGATCCATAGTCATTTAATGCTGTTTCCATTTTGCCAAGAAAGCTATCTGCATTATCATAACTAGAGCCAGCTAAAAATTCTGTAATTTCCTGCGCTCGCTCATCATTAGCGTAAAACTTTTTAGCCCTGCTTTTTCTAGCATTGGCTTTTATGCTTGCCTCAACTGCGGCTACATATCTTGGGTTATCCCATTTATCGTGATAATCATTTTCGTGCCAGCTCATGCCTGCACCCCACCAAATAGAAAGTTTTCAACTTGATCAGCAAATGAAGCCTCTGCTAATTTTGCATTGTACTCAATCGTTTCAAACCAAGCCACTGTGATTTGTTGACCATCATATCTATACCTACGCAACCTTTCTGCAAATGCGTCCGCAAAAGCAATATTGTCAAACAATTTTGGCTTTTCACCATAAAGTGCGATTAAAGGTTTGTTAGGATTATCTTTGGTTGATGTATCCAAATAATTAGAAACAAATTTTGACTTAACCTCAAAGCCCAATTTTGTTTGATCAGCAATGGTTAGGTTTGCTATTACTACATATTTTGTCATTTTATATTTCC